TAAGGAGAAAAAAATGGTAAGTAATCAATATATCGACCCTTTTGATAGGGTCAAAACTTATTCTATCGGTTTCGATAGAATGTTCAACAGTCTACTTGATGCACCAGCATCAACTGGATATCCCCCATATAATATCGTAAAGGATTCAGAGGAGAAGTATTGCATTGAACTTGCAATTGCTGGGTTCTCTAAATCAGATATTATTATTGAAAGTAAGGATAATATTCTTACAGTCGAATCCACATCAAGACCAGAAGGTGACGATGATAAGGAGTTCCTACACAAAGGTATTTCTAATCGTTCTTTCAAGAAAGCATTCAATCTTGCTGAGTATGTGATTGTACAGGGTGCATCCTTCAAAGATGGTATTTTGAGTATTGAGTTAGAAAGAATTGTCCCAGAGGCAATGAAACCTAAAACAATTAAAATCAAATAAGCTATTGACATTACCTTAGAAATAGGGTATGATGTAATCTAATCATCAATAATGGTGATTTGAAATTATAGATAATGGAGATAATATGGGCAGAAAAGCACTAACAAAAAGAGAAAAGACTATGAGACTTCTTTCAACTGGAAAGAATGTAACATGGGCAACACTCAGAAACAAACTTGACTTGACATCACCAAGAGCGATGATTGATACGCTTAGAAGTGAAGGTAATTGCATTTATGTAAACAAGTTCCAAGGAACAACTGCATATAGACTAGGCGAACCATCGAAAGGTGTTATCGCTGCTGGACTTAAAGCAGTCTCTGGTTCTGATTACTCTTACTCTAGCTAATCGAAACTGTGATGGGGGGTTCGTCCCCCCATCCAACTTTATAGGATGTATGGATTGAAAACAATAGATTACAAATATTCAGAAGATGTTATTCTGAAACAACTCAAAGAGTACATAGACAAAACCTATGATGCTCACTATTCCCACAACAAGTTTCAAGCCACAGAATTCATTATGGATTCTGGACATGGCGAAGGTTTTTGTATCGGTAATATAATGAAATATTCACAACGATACGGAAAAAAAGACGGCAAGAACAGAAATGACTTGCTAAAAGTAATCCATTATGGTATAATGGCTTTACACAATCACGATATGAATCAAGGAGATAACTGATTATGCAACTTAGTAATGATACCAAAGACGTTCTAAAGAACTTCTCAACAATAAACCAAAACCTTTTGGTTAAATCTGGTAATGTGATAAACACAATGTCTGCAATGAAAAACATTGTAGCGAAGGCAACCATTCCAGATTCCTTTTCAAATGAATTCGCAATCTACGATTTGAATGAATTCCTCTCAGCGATGTCGCTGTTTAAGAGTCCTACATTGGACTTTGGAGATCAGTCGGTACGATTGAATGAAGAAGGCGGTGGTAGTTCACTGAAGTATTTCTTTAGTGACCCATCCGTAGTGACTACTCCGAAAACGGAAATCACTATGCCTTCAGTAGACGTAGAGTTTACGTTTACACAAGACACCTTTAGTGCAATCCAAAAAGCGAGTGCAGTATTGGGTGTTCCAGATGTAGTACTTAAAGGTACAGCTGGTGGTGATATTGAACTGACTGTTACTGACCGTAAGAATGAAACTTCTAACGACTTCAGTATTAAAGTTGGTGATAATTCACCGAATGACTTCACATACTTTTTCAAAGTTGAGAACTTAAAACTGCTTGGAGGTGATTATAAAGTAAAGGTATCCGATAAAGGTATTTCGCATTTCGCACATGTGAATAAACAAATCGAATACTTTATTGCTCTAGAAGCAAAATAATCCCAACAAGGAGTTTTATATTATGAATGATGTGATGTTATGGGTCGAGAAGTTTCGTCCCAAGAAAATCAGTGAGACTGTTCTTACTGATGATTTAAAAAAGACTTTCCAGGCCTTCGTAGATGATGGACATATTCCTAATCTACTACTTACTGGCGGGCCTGGGGTAGGTAAGACCACAGTTGCAAAAGCAATGCTTGAGGAACTAGGCGCTACTTATATGATGATAAACGGTTCAGAAGAATCGGGTATTGATGTTCTGCGAAATAAGATTAAGAACTTCGCAAGTACTGTCTCTATGGATGGTAATCGCAAGTTCGTTATTCTGGATGAAGCAGACTATCTAAATCCTCAATCTACACAGCCTGCGTTGCGTGGATTTATAGAAGAGTTCCATAAGAACTGTGGATTTATACTTACCTGTAACTTCAAAAATCGAATCATCGACCCTCTCCACTCTAGATGCTCTGTTATAGAATTTCGTATTCCTACAACAGAGAAACCTAAACTTGCTGGTGAATTTTTCAAGCGGGTTCAGACTATTCTAGATGGAGAGGGTGTTCAGTATCAACCCAAAGCAGTTGCTGGTGTTGTTGAGAAGTACTTCCCCGATTGGAGAAGGGTTCTAAACGAACTGCAACGATATTCAACTTCTGGTATGATTGACAGTGGTGTACTTGTTAACATCTCAGAAACGAATATGAAAGATTTGAATTCATTCCTCAAAGAAAAGGATTTCAAATCTATTCGCAAATGGGTTGCAAACAATCTTGATAATGACCCATCTCGTATGTATCGCAAGATATATGATGCTCTTTATGAAGATATCCAACCTCAAACTGTACCTCATCTCGTACTTGCTACAGCAGACTATTCTTACAAGTCAGCATTCGTTGCTGACCAAGAGATTAATATGCTCGCATTTATGATTGAGGTGATGACGCAAGTTCAGTTCAAATGAGCTATGAACTTAAACATTACCTCAAGTCCATAAACGAAACAAAGGAAAATCTGTTAGACTCAGATGACCCTATGTGGACAAAGAAGTATTCTCCGTACATTATCAATAAATGTCTCGCACCTTTCAATGACACCATTATGTTAGTCAATGAGATGAATATGAGACACCACCTTGATTCAAAACTACAATATGATTTTTTACTAAATACTATTAGGTCTAAGAAACGATATGCTCCTTGGGTGAAAGCGAGTAAGTTAAAAGATTTAGAGTATGTAAAAGAGTATTTTGGTTATAGTAATGAAAAGGCAAAGGCAGCTCTCAAGATACTTGATAATGAACAAATTAATACTATAAAAGATAGTTTGAATAAAGGTGGAAGAAAATGAATGAAATTGATTGGCAGCCCGAAAGGATGCTGGAAGTAAAATTAAAAGAACCAGATGATTTTCTAAAGGTTCGTGAGACATTAAGTCGTATTGGAGTTGCATCTCGTAAAGAGAGAAAACTCTATCAGTCGTGTCATATCCTACATAAACAGGGACGATACTTTATCGTACACTTTAAAGAGTTATTTGCTCTTGATGGTAAGGACACAAATATAAATCAGAACGATATTGAGCGAAGAAACTCTATTGCATCACTACTAAGTGATTGGGGTTTAATTGAACTAATGGGTGAAGCAGAACCTAAAGCACCACTATCACAAATCAAAGTGATTGCGTTCAAAGAAAAGAATGAGTGGGACTTAGAAACAAAATACAATATCGGCAAGAAAAGAGAAGCTTAAATTGACAGAATCATTCTCACAATTTATCACTGAAGCACCAAAAGAACAAAAGTATAAAGTGATTAATTTGGTGCATGACACACCAGATGACCCTAATAAAACTGGTGATGAAATAGAACGTCAAGCAAAAAAAATGGGTATTGATATTTACCAGTTGAATATTGAATATGGTTACTTTACTGTTAATGAAAAGGGAAACTTAGTTGCACACAACTATAGTGCTGAGGTAGACCAGAAAGCAGTTCATAGAGGAAAAAGTAAAACTTCAGAACATGATGAAAAGGGTTGGGAAGTAGACCCAGAAAATACTATTTGTTTTTGTAGGATTGCAGCTAGACCTAGAGGTAATAGACTTGCAGAACAACTAAGAATTTATGGTGTGAAAACTATTAATTCTGCATTTACACATTTAATTTGTGATGATAAATGGTTAAACTATCTTGCAATGGAAAGAGCTGGACTCAAACAACCAAGAACAGCATTACTTACCCATGAAGATAATATAGACTTACCTATAAAAACAATTGGTGGTAAGTATCCTATGATATTGAAAACTGCTGAAGGAACACAGGGTGTTGGAGTTATCTTTATTGATTCCAGAAAAACATTACTTGCAACCATGCAGTTGATTACTAAGATAGACCCCAATATTGCGATGCTAATACAAGAATTTATTAAGACACCATACGATGTAAGAGTTATGGTTTTGAATGGTGAAGTTGTCGGACAACTCAAACGCCCTATTATTAGTGGCGATTTTAGAAGTAATATAAGTCAAGGCAATGAACCAGAAAAAATGGAATTGACAGAGTTAGAAAAGTCTGAGTGCCTAAAGGCTGCTGAGTCTGTTAAGGGTAAATGGTTGGGGATTGATTTTATTCCATCAGAGGATAGAAAAAACAAACCCCCATATTTTATCGAAATCAACGGTTCGCCGGGCACAGGACATATTGACGAACTAAATGATATTAATATTTCTAAACTTGTTTTAGAAACATTTAAGAACCGTAGTAACTGGTGAAGGAAAAACAATGACACTACTTGAAGCAATTAAGAAACATAACGAAGGTAAGATTGCACTACATAAAGCAAATGTTGGTATCTACCTAAAGAATCCTGCTGGTATTGGGGAACACTCCGATATTGCAGAAGCAGTAGAATGTGAATTAACAAAGATTGCACATTCACAAGATATTATTGATATGATTGAGAAACACTTTTCAAGTGAGGAACAATTACCACTTTTCTCTTGACATTCTGCCTTAAACCGTATATAATGAAACTCTTTGATAAGGAAATATGTCTTGAAATTTTACACTCACGTTGCCCAATGGGGTAATCAACTTCTTGTTCGTGGATACAAAGATGGTGTTCGTTCTAACTACAAGGTTAAGTACGAACCCACTCTTTACGTTCCTGTAAAGAAGGAAACTGGATTTACAACTCTGGATGGCAAGAATGTCAATCCTATGAAGTTCCTTACTATTAAGGAAGCAAAAGAGTTTGTAGAACTTTATTCTAGTCAGCCACACCTCGTGTTTGGTATGACACAATTCCCATATACATATATTGCAGAACAATATCCTAAACAGATTCAATTCGATTCTGAGAAGATGCGTATTGTTACTATCGATATTGAAGTTGAGTGTGAGA